ATCCAGGTGTGCGTTCTCAGATGTATAAAGGCTATCAAGAATTGGTACATGATAGAGATTTTTTTGGGCTTCATAAATTTAATATTGTGCTTAATGATTTAAATTTTATTGATCGAATTAATATTTATTTTAAATCAGGTGCTACTGAAAATATTAAATTTAATGAAGAGGAATTATTAATTGTTAGTCGTTTAGAAAATATAGAAACTTGGGAAGAAGTTTTAGAAATTTCTAATAAAATTTTTGAACAAGATAAAGAAAATCCACCTAAGACGGATATTTATGAACGTCTAGAATATTCTACAGACGAAGAGGATAATAGTACTGGTGATTTAGATAATTTATTTCCAGTAGATGAAGAGTTGTCAGAAGATCAAGCAAGTGCATTAAATGGAGAAATTAAATGTGATGATCCTACTCATGATGTTGATGAAAATGATTCTTTAACTTCTGCAGAATCAGAATCAGATAGTAATAGAACTATCAATAATGGTGCAGGTGAATTTAATGATGATATTGTAAAAGATCCTTATTCATTAACAGATCAAGAATACAGATCAAAGGAAGAAAATCTAATAGACGAATCAAGCAAGAATATTACTTATTTGAATGTCCCTCATGCTCGGTTAGAAAAGTCGTTGATTGGATATAAAGATGTATTATTACACAATGACATATTGTGGCATAGAATGTCAAACTTATCTTCAGAATGTTTACATAATAAACAACATTCGAATTTAGAGTCCTTCGCAAATCTTGGTGCAGCGTATTATGCTGTAGTACAGTCTTTTGTATCTTTTATACGAAAAGAAAATCATTCAGTTGTAATGTATTTGTGTAAAGAATTTGAGATGAAGAAAAGAGCTGTTGAATATAAAAGAGAAAAGATATCAAAAACTGGTATTATCAATATGAACAAATTACATCAATATAAACTTACTGATAATATTTTTAAAAGGATTTCTACTGTAGCAGAAGGTAAGAATCATGGTTTGATTATGTATGTGGATTATTCTGGTTCTATGGCAGCTCATATTATTGATACAGTAATTCAAACAATAATTTTAATTGATTTTTGCAGAAGAGTTAATATACCATATAAAGTTTGTACTTTTACAGATTACTCATTACGACAATCAATGAGACGTAATTTGAATTTGGGAAGTAGTTCACGTGGCGATCAGGATGATTATAATTCTGATAAAATTTATGATTATAAAGATGGTGATATGAGGATGTCACATGATAATTTATATATGTGTGAATGGTTCTCTAGTGAGATGTCAAATAGTGAGCATCAGCAACAGTTAATTAATATATTTGCAAATATATTAAGTAATCATCAGTGGGTAATGTATTATTTAAATCATAGCGAAGATCATCAACAAGCAACCATGTGGAAGTCCATATGTAATAATGCACAAGTCTCATTGCATAATATACCATTTTTAGTAAACCGATTTGATAATATGTTTGGATATTTGTATGGAACACCTTTAAATGATTGTATTTTACATGGAGCTCAGTATGCTTTAGCTTTTCGAAAAAAACATAACGTACAATTTTTACATTCAGTATTTCTTACAGACGGTGAAAGTAATGGTAATCTTCAACTAGTTGATGGTAAGTGTAAAGGACATTCCTCAGAGGTCAAGGGAAGAAATATATATTTGTTGCGTGACCCAATAACTAAGAAAGAATATAAAATAACTGGTCTAAATGGATTTAAATTGACAGAATCTGTATTGAATTATTATCGTAGTATAACTGGTGGTTCAGCAATTGGTTACTTTATTTGTAATCACGTTCCATATAACATGTTCAGATTTAAGACGAAGAAGGATGGAGAGCGCCTAATGTGGCAAGTCAAAGAAGATTTTCAGCGAGGTTTAAGAAATCAATTTAATAAGCAAGGTTATATAATAACTAAAGATACAGCTTATGATTCTTTATTTTGTATTAAAGGTAAAAAATTAAAAATTGCACAAAATATTTTAAATGTTGAATCCGATGCAACTCAAAGAAAATTTGTAACAGCTTTTAAAAAGATGCGATCTAGTAAATTGAATATGCGACCCATGTTGACAAAGTTTGTTGAATTAGTAGCTTAATATGCTATAATTTTTTATTGACCTTTTTTATAACAATATATTATGTTAAAAGATTATCAAAATGAATTTTTTAAATTAGCTAATGCCCTGCATAGTTCAAAACAATTTCTTACCAGAAAAGAGGCAATTGATTTGTCCAATAAGATAGGTAGAGGATTACCTCATTGGTATTTGACAAATTATAATATCGGAAGGAATCAATATTCTTTAGATGCTACAATTATGCCTACTACTCGACCATGGGGTGATACTTATAGGAAAGTGAACATTCAATCAAAGGTTCCTATAGAACAAAATGTTACAGATGTTGCCGAAGTTAAAACAGAACTACAAATCAAATCATTAATTCCTGATAAGGATCCTTATTATGTTCCTGCAGGACATTTAAAAGAATTGGTTAAGGTTTTAAAGTCTGGATTTTTTATGCCAATTTTTACCACAGGGTTAAGTGGTATGGGTAAGACTAAAGATGTTTTTGAAGCATGTGCAAATACAAAACGTGAATTGATTAGAGTTAATATTACAGTTGAAACAGATGAAGATGATTTGTTAGGGCATTTTACTTTAAAGGATGGTGAAACTGTTTGGGAAGATGGGCCTGTTATTATTGCAATGGTAAGAGGTGCCGTATTACTCTTGGATGAAGTTGATCTAGCATCTAATAAAATAATGTGTCTGCAGCCAATATTAGAAGGTGGTAATATTTTCTTAAAAAAGATAAATCGTCTTGTAGTACCAGCTCAAGGATTTACAATTGTAGCGACAGCAAATACTAAAGGTAAAGGTTCTGAAGACGGTAGATTTATTGGTGCAAATATTTTAAACGAAGCTTTTCTTGATAGGTTTCCTTTGACGTTTGAACAAGAACATCCTTCAATGAATGTTGAAACTAAAATTCTAACTGAAATAATGATTAAGAATAAGTTAGAAGATTCAGCCTATGTAGACCATTTAGTTAAGTGGGCTGATATAATTAGGAAAACTTTTTTTGATGGTGGAATTGATGAGATAATTTCTACTAGAAGATTGATAAATATTATCAATTGTTATGCTATTTTTAACGATAAACTAAAAGCTATTCAGTATTCGATTAATCGATTTGATGATGATACTAAAAACTCGTTTATGGATTTGTATACTAAAGTAGATGATACAATAAATGTTCCTGTGATTGAAGAAAATTCTTCTAATCAATTTAAAGAGACATTGCAAGAAAAAACTGATAAAGTAATGACAACACCTCAACCTAATAATTAATAATATGGAAATAGAAGTTCCCGTTTCTGAATTACGGAAAAATAAAGTCTTTGTTGCAACACCAATGTATGGTGGAATGGCATCAGGTATGTATTGTAAAGCTAGTTGTGATTTAGCAACTACTGCTACTAAATATGAAATTGATCTTAAATTCTTTTATCTTTTTAATGAATCTCTTGTTCCACGAGCAAGAAATTATTGTGTCGATGAATTTTTACGGAGTGATTATACTCATTTGATGTTCATTGATGCTGACATTTGTTATTCCCCAGAGTATGTGCTAACTCTTTCTGCATTGTGTAATGAAGAAAAACCTATAATTGGTGGACCATATCCAAAAAAAGTGATAGCATGGGAAAAGGTACGCAATGCTGTCGACAAAGGTTTAGGTGATGATGATCCACTTGATCTAGATAAATTTACTGGTGATTTTGTTTTTAATCCTACGACAGGTACAACCCAAATTAGTTTAGGTGAACCTGTAGAAGTATTGGAGGTAGGTACAGGTTTTATGATGATACGAAGAGAAGCATTGGACGCATGGAGAGAAGCTTATCCTCAATTTGCTTATAAACCAGATCACAATCGTTCAGAACATTTTACAGGTGATCGTTATATACATGCATATTTTGATACTGTTATTGATAACGACTCGTGGTTAGGAGAGGGTAATTCTAATAATAGTGATAGGTATCTCTCTGAAGATTATATGTTTTGTCAGCTAGCAAGAAAAATTGGTCTTACAACATGGCTATGTCCATGGATGTCATTACAGCATGTTGGTACATATGTTTTTAATGGTTCTTTAAAAGACTTGGGTCGTTTAGAGTATGCTGCACATGGAGCTGATATGAAACATCGACCTTATGTGGAAGAACGGAGAAAAAAAATACAAAATACTACAGCACTAAAAACAAAGAAAAAAGGTAAAAGAAAATGATTATTAGTAGTGATACGATTGACATATTGAAAAATTATGCTGAAATAAATCAGAGTTTATTGTTTAAACAAGGTAGTGTTTTAAAAACTATTAATGAACAAACAAACGTTTTAGCTAAGGTTACTCTTTCTGAAAGTTTTCCTAATGATTTTGCCATTTATGATTTGAATAAATTTCTTGGAGTGTTGTCTTTGTTTTATGATCCACAGTTAGAGTTTAAACAAAACTCAGTTGTAATTCAAGCTTCACGTGATGGTAATAATTATGTTGTCGGAGATCAAATAGCAGAGTATCAGTTTGCAAATAAATCTTTGTTTGAAGAAGAAGAAAAAATACTTGCAAAGGATATAAATCTGCCGAGTATTGATGCTCAATTTGAATTACAAGAAAAATATTTATCTCAACTAATGAGAGCTGCTGCTGTAATGAGTTTACCTGAAATAGCAGTATTGTCAGATGGTAATAAAATGTCTATACGTGCTATAGATTCTAAATCTTCTATAGATAGTTTTTCAGTTGATTTGGGTACAAGTAGTACAGAATTTAAAATGATATTTAAAATTGAAAATATTAAATTAATGAAAGGTTCTTATACTGTTCAATTATCTAATCAAGGATTAGGACATTTCAGTCATTTACATAAAAGTTTAGAGTATTGGATTGCTACAGAAACTTCTCCACAATAAAAACAGATGACCAATAATATACTTCGGTGTGAAGCGTTTAGACCTCAAACTATACATGATTGTATTCTACCAGAATATTTGAAAGGTACATTTCAATCATATGTAGAAACTAAATCAATTCCTAATTTGTTATTGTGTTGTGGTCCAGGAATGGGTAAAACTACAGTAGCAAAAGCAATGTGTAAAGAGGTTGATGCAGATTATTTAATTGTAAATGGTTCACAGGAAACAGGAATTGATTTATTAAGAGTAAAATTAGATAATTATTGTAGCAGTACTTCATTGCGTGGCGGTAATAGAAAAGTTGTTATTATTGATGAAGCAGATTATTTAAATCCTGCTTCAACTCAGCCAGCAATGAGAGGATTTATTGAACGGTTTGCAAATAATTGTTCATTTATTTTTACGTGTAATTATCTTCATCGTATTATTGAGCCGATACATTCACGTTGTTCTGTTATAGAATTTAAAATAGATCGTAAACAACAACCAATAATTGCAACTCAATTTTTAAAAAGAGTTATTTTTATTTTAAATCAATATAATATTCAGTTTGATGAGAGAGTTGTAGCCGAAGTTATTTTAAAATATTTTCCAGACTTCAGACGAACGTTAAATGAGCTTCAGAGATATAGTACAAACAGTGTAATTTATACTGGGATTTTTCAGCAATTTTCAGATACAAATTTTCAAAATCTAATTAATGCTTTAAAAGAAAAGAATTTTTCTGATGTAAGAAAATGGGTTGTTGATAATAATGATAATGATCCTAAATTGATTTATAGAAGGTTGTATGATAATTTACAGGAGCATTTGAAACCACAATCGATACCTCCTGCTATACTTTTATTGGCTGATTATCAATATAAAAGTGCTTTTGTAGCAGATCAAGAAATTAATTTGACAGCTTGTTTGATTGAAATAATGGTTGATTGTATTTGGAATTAAATTATGAATCCGTTTGACTTTGTAAAATCGATTAATTATCAAAAGCAAGATTTGATGGAAGATGATGTTGAGAAACAAGTAGAGAGTGAATATGTACCATACATAGTGAATAAAGCTCTAAGCCACACTTGTGATACTGTTTTATACGCTAATGAAACAAATCAACGACCTTTTTTAGATAAGAAATTGCAATATCATTATTTACTAAATACTATTAGACCAAAAAATCGATTTGGTAAATGGTTAAAGTTTGAAAAAACAGAAAAACTTGAAATTATTCAGCAGTATTATAATTATAGCTTACAAAAAGCTAAACAAGTTGAATCAATTTTTTCTGATGATGATATTAAAACTTTAAAATCTAAATTATATTCAGGTGGCTTGAAGGAGAAGGATGAACTCAATAATAGACTCGTTAATTGAAGTTACATTAAAACAACCAGACGATTTTCTTAAAGTTCGTGAAACATTAACACGTATTGGTGTTGCCTCAAAAAAGGATAATACATTATATCAGTCTTGTCATATTTTACATAAACAAGGCAAATATTATATAGTTCATTTTAAAGAACTATTTGCTTTAGATGGTAAACCTTCCAATTTTTCTGAGAACGATGAAGCACGTCGAAATGCTGTTGCTAATTTATTAGCAGAGTGGAGTTTAGTAGATTTAGTTAGTCCTGAAAGGACTAGCTCTTTAATGGTACCCATAAACCAATTGAAAATTCTTTCGTATAAAGAGAAGGATCAATGGCAGATGGTAGCGAAATATAATATAGGCAATAAACCTCAGGATGAATGAATTAAAAATTTATAAGATGTATGAAGATGTAACCTTACCTGTGTTTGCATCTGAGGGATCAGCATGTTTTGATATGCATGCATATTTAAAAACAGGACAAGACATTCAGATATTTTCTGATACAGCATCTCGAGCTGTTGAAAAACCAATTAAACTAGAAGATCGGTTTATATTGTATCCTAATGAAAGGGCATTAATTCCAACAGGTATTATTTTTGATATACCAGTTGGTCATTCAGTTAGATTACATGCTCGTTCTGGATTAGCTTTTACTCGGGGATTAACATTAGCTAATGGTGAAGGTATAATTGATAATGATTATGTGGAGCATGTTTATGTAATGCTTGTAAATAATTCTGACATGAATGCGATTATAAATAATCGTGATAGAGTATGTCAAGGTGAATTAGTGGAGGATCTAAAATATATATTAAGTGAAATTTCAGATCCACCAAAAGCTAAAACTTCACGAATGGAGGTTTTGGTTCTACTGGAGTGTAATGATGAAAACTAGATACACGCTACTTGTAAAAGGTGTTGGCAGTTATTCAGAAACTTCACTCCTCCGACTGTTTGTTGCAGTCATTAAACATCGCTTGAAACACTTGCTCCAAGGAGAAGGGTTTCAAGATTAATTTTTAATATTCTTGCTTAATAAGGAGAAATATGACAGTAAGACAATTCAATACTTCAAATCTTAATGAGTTAATACATGCGTTTCAACCATTTACGGTTGGAATGGATGATATGTTGCGAGACATGTATAATTTTAATTCTCGTCAACATACACCAGGTGGATATCCTCCATACAATATTATAACTGTAGATGAGGATCATTTTATGATTGAAATGGCAATTGCTGGTTTTAATGAAAGTGAAATCACAGTTACTCAGAAAGAGGAAGATTTGATGGTTCAAGGAACACCATCTGGTAAGAAGGTGGAAGAAGATACCTATCTTCATAGAGGAATCGCAAACCGTTCTTTTACACGTAAATTTAAACTTGGGCAGTATGTCAAAGTTTCAAATTGTACTTTAGAAAACGGTATGCTGTTTATTCATTTGGAAAAAAATATTCCAGAAGAAGATAAACCTAGAGTCATTCCAATTAATAAGTAATTATAGGGGGCGCAATGCCCCCGTTTTGAATAAGGATTTAAATGGATAGTGAAGAAGATATTCGTTTAGCTAAGAATTTTTCATTAAATGAATTAGTAAAAAGTTCTACTGCAACTCGCATGGGCATTGATAATTGGTCAACAGATGCTCAAATACTAGTAAATTTAACTAATGTAGTCAATCATGTTTTACAGCCTGTACGTGACAACTTTGGTCCATTAAGAGTGAATAGTGGATATCGTAGTATAGAGCTTAATAAAGCTATAGGTGGTTCATCGTCAAGTCAACACTGTAAAGGTGAAGCAGCAGATTTTGAATGTTCAAAAGTAGGTAATTATGATTTAGCAAAATGGATTGCTGATAATTTAGAATTTGATCAACTTATATTAGAGTTTTATACTTCAGGTGTACCATCTAGTGGATGGGTACATTGTTCTTTTAAAACTGAGGCGACAAATCGTTATGATATTAAAACAGCTTTAAGAGTCAAAGGAAAGACCCAATATAAGGAGGGTCTCATCAAATAAAAGGTTTATGAAATTTTATACTAGCGCCCATGTTCGATCAAATCAAGTATTAGAACGTGGGTTTGATAATGGTACTCGTTTCGAACATCGTGTAGAATATGAACCAACATTATATATTCCTACAACAAAGCCCTCAAAATATAAAACTCTAGATAATCAAAACGTTGATGGAATTAAACCTGGTACAATTAAAGATTGTCGAGAGTTTATAGCCAAATATAAAGACGTTCACAATTTTGATATATATGGATCGATTTTGTATCAATATTCTTATCTTGCTGAAAAGTATCCACAAAATCCTACTCCATATGATTTTTCTTTAATTCAGACAGCATATATTGATATTGAAACAGGGTCTGAACACGGTTTTCCAAATCCAGTAACAGCCTCTGAAGAAGTAATAGCTATTACTGTTAGTGTTAATGGTAAATATTTTGTTTGGGGGTGTCATGAATATGAAAATTCTCAATCACTTGTTACATATTTCCAGTGTGATGATGAAGTACATTTATTAACTAGTTTTTTAGATAAGTGGCAAATGATTAAACCAGATATTATTACTGGTTGGAGTACACAATTTTTTGATATACCATATCTTGTTAATAGAATTCGTAAAATATTTGGACCAAAACAAAGTCTCTTATTATCTCCTTGGAAAATTATAAATGAACGTGTTGTAGAAAATATGAGATTTCAAGGAGGACGAGATGTTATTTTTTATGATCTAGTAGGCTGCTCAACGTTAGATTATTTTGATTTATATAAAAAGTTTACATACACAAATCAAGAAAGTTATAGATTAGATTATATTGCTTCTATAGAATTAGGTGAACGAAAATTATCGTATGAAGAGTATGAAGGATTACATGATTTGTATAAGAAAAATTTTCAACGTTTTATAGATTATAATATTAAGGATGTACAGCTAGTAGAACGTCTTGAAGATAAGATGAAATTAATTGAGATGGCTTGTGCTCTTGCTTATGATGCAAAGGTTAATTATGCAGATGTATTTACTCAAGTAAGAATGTGGGATGTTTTAATTTATAATCATTTAAAATCTAAAAATATTGTTATACCTCCAAAGCAAGTATTTACAAAAGATAAAGCATATGCTGGAGCACATGTTAAAGATCCTGCATTAGGTATGCATCGATGGGTTGTTAGTTTCGATTTAAATAGTTTGTATCCGCATTTAATAATGCAATATAATATATCACCAGAAACTATTATTGATGGTGGTTATGTTAGTAGTAATGTAGATCAATTTTTAGATCAACAATTAGATACTAGTACAATTAAAGAAAGGAATGTTTGTCTTAGTGCTAGTGGTCAATTATTTCAAAATGATGTTCAAGGATTTCTTCCAGAAATGATGCAACAACGTTATGATAATCGTGTTGTATATAAAAGGAAGATGATAGAAGGACAACAAAAACTTGAAAAAGAAACAGATCAATCACAACGTTTCCAGTTAGAAAAAGAAATTTCTCAGTATCAAAATTTGCAATTAGCAATGAAAATTTCTATGAATAGTGCTTATGGAGCTATGGGTAATCAATACTTTAGATATTTTGATACGAGAATTGCTGAAGCTATTACATTAGGTGGTCAACTTTCTATTAGATGGGTTGAAAAAGCTATTAATAAACATTTAAATACTGTTTTAAAAACTCAAGATGTAGATTATGTTATAGCATCAGATACAGATTCATTATACATTACTTTAGAAAAATTAGTTGAAAAGATTTTTCCAGATCAATCAGATACTGCTAAAATTATTAATTTTATGAATAAAGTATGTGAACAAGATTTGCAACGAGTTATTGATTATTGTTATAATGAATTAAAAGATTATATGAATGCTTATCAGCAAAAAATGTTTATGAAGAGAGAGTGTCTTGCTGATAAAGGTATATGGACTGGTAAGAAACATTATCTTTTAAATGTTTATGATAATGAGGGTGTTCGTTATGCTAAACCATATTTAAAAGTTATGGGTATTGAAGCAGTTAAATCTTCTACTCCAACAGCGTGTCGAGCCAAGTTAAAAGAAGCATTTAACATAATAATGAATAAAGATGAGAATGATATACAGCAATTCATAAAAGAATTTAAAGAAGAATTTAATAATTGTCCAATTGAAGATATAGCATTTCCTCGCTCTGTAAAGAATATTGCTAAATATACTGATAATTTTAATATATATAAAAAAGCAACTGCTATACACGTAAAGGGTACATTATTGCATAATCACTATTTAAGGAAACATAATCTTACTAAAAAATATTCTTTAATACAGGAAGGTGAAAAGATAAAATTTGTTTATCTGAAAAGTCCTAATCCTATACACAATTATGTTATTGCGTTTCTTAATGGTTTGCCAAAAGAATTTAATTTAGAAACATATATAGATTATGAACTGCAGTTCGATAAATCCTTTAAGGGTCCTTTAACTGAGATATTAAAAACAATCGGTTGGGCTCCTGAACACGTTAACACATTATCTAAGTTTTTTGTATGAGTAATACAGCCGTAATAACCTTAACAGACGATGATCGTATATGTATAAATGACAAAATATTTGATCACGATCAATTGAGAGAAATTAAATTATATTTTCAAGAATTGCATATTACAGAGTCTTCATTTCTTGCCTCAACTGAGGAAGAGCTTGATAGATTACACAGTATTGTTAAAAAAATGGGTGAACTATCACCCGAATTTGTAGGTGAAAATGAATCTTATTATTTGAATTAATGGAGTTATATGAACGATTATTTAAATCAATTTATACAAGTAGCTAATAATCCTTATGCTTCAAAAGTAAGTGAAGGTCTAGAAGCTGGCGATGTTTCATCTTTTATAGATACAGGAAGTTATGTTCTTAATGCATTATTGTCGGGAAATCTATACGGAGGTCTTCCAGCAAATAAAATTACTGCTTTTGCCGGTGAAAGCGCAACTGGAAAAACGTTTTTCGTATTGGGTTGTTGCAGACAGTTTCTTGCAGACAATCCTAGCGGGGGTGTTATTTTCTTTGAGTC